AATAATAATGCATCTAACTTGGAGTGGGTCACCAAGAAAGAGAATTGCGCTCATGCATGGGAAAATGGTCTCGCTACACCATCGCGAGGAATGCTTGGAAAAAGAAATCCAAATGGCGGACGAAAGTCAAAGCCATTTAAAATTGTCGAAACAGGCGAAATTTTTAACACACTTAAGGAATGTGAAGAAGCGATAGATGGAAATAACAGACACATTAGCGAATGCCTGAATGGAAAACAGCAAACCCATAGGGGATATCATTTCAAGTATATATGATCGCTGGTTTGAGATGACTTTAAAGGAGTCTATGAAGGTGAGGCAAACCCACCAAAAAACACCTGCCTGAAGTTTTTTCTCCTTTCAAAGAGTCATATATTCTCATCTTCGTAGATTCCTTTAAAATCATCTCTAAAAACAGTATAAAACCCGGATAAAATTGCCATAAACTGCGGTGAAAGTATCACAAAACTGAGGAGAGGAGGCAGTAAACATGGCAAAAACCAAACAAGAAGAGGGTTCATCTGGCTCCAGAAGGAAGATTAGGCCAGCATTAACCCCAGAAGCTAGGGAAAATCAGATGATTTCTCTGGCCGTAGACCTTGCGGAGAAACAGCTAATGGAAGGCACTGCTTCTTCTCAGGTTATAACGCACTATTTAAAGCTCGGATCGACCAAAGAAAGGATCGAGAAGGAGATTCTTGAAAAGCAGAAGGAGTTAATATCGGCAAAAACCGAAGCGCTTCAGTCTGCAAAGAGAATCGAGGAGCTTTATACAGATGCTATCAGCGCTATGCGAAGGTATAGCGGACAGGGTGGTCCAGATGATGATGACGAGGAAGATTATTAGAACTTACTCTGAGCTGATAACTCTGCCTACTTTTGAGGAACGTTTTCGATACCTCAAGTTAGGCGGAAAAGTCGGCGAAGATACATTTGGATTTGATAGGTATCTAAATCAAGTATTCTACAGATCAGCAAAATGGAAAGAAATTCGAGATTACGTAATCATTCGAGACAATGGTTGTGATCTGGGAATGGAAGGACATGAAATTTATCAAAGGATTCTTGTTCACCATATGAATCCCATAACAAAAGAAGACATCTTACGAGAAAGCGAGTTTCTTCTTGATCCGGAATACATGATATGCACCATCAAAAATACCCATGACGCAATCCACTATGGAGATGAAAGTCTTTTGATAACTGCTCCTATTGAGCGAAGAAAAAATGACACATGTCCGTGGAAATAAAAGTAAGGAGGAAATAATCATGAGTAACAAAAACACAAGAGGAAAAAGAAAAGAGCTTGATCCGATTGATGAAGTTGTAATGGAGCAGTCAGTCATTGAGGAAGTAGCATCAGAAGCAACAGAAGAGCCGAAGACAGATACGTTTCTTGATGGTATCGTACATAACTGCGTAAAGCTCAATGTTAGGAAAAACCCATCGATTGATTCTGATGTAATCGCTGTACTTAATGAGCAGGATCAGGTCAAAGCCAAAGATGTTGACACTCTTAGTGACTGGTATTTTATTCAGCTTCCTAACGGCGAAGAAGGCTTCTCCATGAAGAAGTACATTGCAGTAGGCGTGTAAAGAGGAGTGATGATACATGGACAGTATACTCACTTCAATTAAGAAACTTCTAGGGATTGCAGAGGACTATGAGGAGTTTGACACAGACATTATCATACACATAAACACTGCATTCTCAAAATTAAATCAGCTTGGAGTTGGACCAGAAGAAGGTTTTAGTATTAAGGACAAAACTTCGGTATGGACTGAATTTCTTGCTGATGCAAAAAATCTTGAGTCGGTAAAAACCTATGTCTATCTCGTCGTTAGGCTTGTGTTTGATCCGCCTCAAAGTTCTGCCGTAATGACTTCCATAGAGAATACCGTTAACCAGCTTGAATGGAGACTCAACGTTGCAGCAGAGCAAACATCAAGCTAGTAAGGGAGGTATTCAAAATGAATGATGAACTTTATCACCACGGTATTCTCGGAATGCGTTGGGGAATAAGGCGAACAAAGTCTCAGCTCGGTTATAAAACCGGAAATGGCAAAAAAAGACAAGGTGACGATTCAGATGCTGAGGCTAAAGCAGCTTCATCCGGAAAATCCGGAGGATCAAAAAAGTCGGTTACAAATATGACTGATGATGAACTTAGAAATCATATCAATCGTCTTCAGATGGAGCGTCAGTATCTTGATCTTGAGAGGCAGATATCAGCTTATACTCCGCAGCAGATTTCGAGAGGAAAAAAGTTCATGAAATCTATGGAGAAAGACGTTATAACACCAGCATTAAAAGATGCCGGCAAGAATCTGCTCACAAAGTTTCTCAATAAGAAGGGCGCAGAATTACTCGGTCTTGATGAGAAAAAGACGAAGGATTCTATGGAAGAACTTAAGAAAGAGGTTATGGGCCTTAATCTTAAGAAACAGAAGATTGAACTCAATAAGTATTTCGAAGAGCAGAATAATAAGAACAAACCTGATTCAAAGAAAACGTCCGAATCAGATTCATCAGAAAAAAGCTCAAAATCTGAGTCGTCTAGTAAAGAATCTTTTTCTGAGAAGGTTAAAAGTAAGTTTGAAAAGGACGTTTCTACCGGATCATATAAAGACGATTCGTCTAACAGAGAAGGATCAAGTTCAAAATCTGAATCTAATAAGAGTAATGAAGAAAAAGTCTATACCGGAAAGGTGTACGGCGAAGGGACAAGTAAGTATAATCCCGATTCCCATAAGAATAGCACAGTGATTGACGCCGATTTTAGTGAAGTTACGGTTAGCAGCGTTGCAAATAGTAACACTAGACAAATTGGCCAGAACTATATTGCGGCATTACTTGAAGATAAGCGCAAAAGGTAGGTTGAAATATGGCATTATCAAACACTGCCGTCCCGAAATATTACGGTATGTTTCGTGATGCCGTAATGCGAGGCGAAATACCAGTATGTAAAGAAATCTCTATGGAGATGAATCGTATTGACGATCTCATAGCCAATCCTGGAATCTACTATGATGACCAGGCTATAGAAGGATTCGTTAGATACTGCGAGGAAGAACTCACATTGACTGATGGTGAGGATCTGAAATTGCTTGATTCATTTAAATTATGGGCCGAGCAAATATTCGGTTGGTATTACTTTGTTGAGCGTAGTGTTTACGTTCCATCAGAAGATGGTCATGGTGGACATTACGTTAAGAAGTCTATTAAGAAAAGACTCGTTAACAAGCAGTATCTTATCGTAGCCAGAGGCGCAGCTAAATCTATGTATAGTTCTTGTATACAGAATTACTTTCTGAATGTTGACACATCAACCACACATCAGATTACAACAGCACCAACGATGAAACTGGCTGAAGAGGTAATGTCTCCGATTCGAACCGCCATAACCCGAGCAAGAGGACCTCTGTTTAAATTCCTTACTGAAGGATCACTCCAAAATACAACCGGCTCAAAAGCAAATCGAATGAAATTGGCCTCCACGAAGAAAGGTGTTGAGAATTTCTTGACAGGTTCTTTGCTTGAGATCAGACCTATGAGCATTGACAAGCTTCAGGGATTGCGATGTAAGATTGCGACAATTGACGAATGGCTTTCTGGAGACGTTCGAGAGGATGTTATCGGTGCTGTTGAGCAGGGCGCTTCCAAGAATGACGATTATCTTATAGTAGCGACAAGCTCCGAAGGTACAGTTCGTAATGGAAGCGGTGACACAATCAAAATGGAGTTAATGGACATCCTCAGAGGAGATTACATCAACCCACACGTGTCCATATGGTATTACAAGTTGGACTCCATTGATGAAGTAAATGATCCCGAGATGTGGCTAAAGGCAAACCCTAATCTTGGTAAAACGGTTACATACGAAGTATATCAGCTCGATGTTGAGAGAGCAGAAAAAGCCCCAGCAACAAGAAACGATATATTGGCAAAACGATTCGGTATACCTATGGAGGGTTATACATACTACTTCACGTATGAAGAGACACTTCCAAGTCGAAAAAGAGACTACTGGGGAATGCCTTGCGCTCTTGGAGCAGACCTTTCACAGGGTGATGACTTCTGCGCATTTACGTTCATGTTCCCTTTGTCCGGAGGAGCTTTTGGTATAAAGACAAGGAACTACATAACTTCGGCAACCCTTGCTAAACTACCGTCTGCCATGCGCATCAAGTATGACCATTTCATACAGGAAGGTAGCTTGATAGTTCTTGAGGGAACTGTATTGGATATGATGGAAGTTTATGAGGATCTGGATAGTCATATAGCGAAGCTCGAATATGATGTCAGATGCTTCGGATTCGACCCATACAATGCAAGAGAGTTTGTTGAGAGATGGGAAAGAGAAAACGGTCCATTTGGTATAGAGAAAGTAATCCAGGGAGCAAGAACTGAATCGGTTCCACTTGGTGAGTTGAAGAAACTTGCAGAAGATAGATTACTTCTGTTTGACGAAGAACTCATGTGTTTTGCTATGGGTAACTGCATTACTCTCGAGGACACAAACGGAAATCGTAAACTTTACAAGAAACGTTATGAGGCTAAAATCGATGCGGTCGCTGCTATGATGGATGCATTTGTAGCATTTAAGCTCAATCGAGAAGCCTTTGAATAAGGAGGAAAATCGAAATGGGATTTTTTGAAAGACTCCAGCATGGCTGGAATGCATTCAGAAACAGAGACCCTACATATGGCTATACGAACCTTGGTATGAGTTACTCATATCGACCAGATAGAGTTCGACTTACTAGAGGAAATGATCGATCCATCGCGACCGCTGTTTTTAACAGAATTGCTATGGATGTATCAGCGATAGCCATCAAACATTGCAAGTTGGATGAGAATGAAAGATATGTTGAGACTATCGACTCAAATCTTAATTCTTGTTTGAATCTCGAGGCGAATATCGATCAGACAGGACGTTCATTCATACAGGATATCGTAATGTCGATGCTCGATGAGGGTTGCGTTGCTATTGTTCCGGTGGACACGGCAGTAAATCCTACAAATACATCTTCGATTGATATTTTATCAATGCGTACTGGCAAGATTTTGGATTGGTATCCAGAGCACGTTAAAGTGCGTGTTTACAATGATAGAATCGGCAAGAAAGAGGATATTATACTTCCAAAGAAAATGGTTGCTATAATCGAGAATCCTCTGTATGCGGTTATTAACGAACCAAACTCTACTATGCAACGTCTGATGAGAAAACTTAGCTTGAATGATATAACTGATGAACATACTGCATCAGGAAAGTTGGATCTCATCATTCAGCTACCATATGTAATCAAGACACAGGCAAGAAGAGATCAAGCAGAGAGTAGACGTAAGGATATCGAGAATCAATTAGCCGGTTCCAAGTATGGAATAGCTTATACAGATGGTACCGAACGTATTACTCAGTTGAATCGTTCTGTTGAAAATAATCTGATGAAGCAGATTGAGTATTTGACTAGTATGCTTTATAGCCAGTTGGGAATTACTCAAAGTGTTCTTGACGGCACAGCAGATGAACAGACAATGCTTAACTATAATAACAGGACAATTGAACCAATAATCTCGGCTATCGTTGATGAGATGAAACGTAAGTTCTTGACAAAGACTGCTCGTACTCAGGGGCAAACAATAACATTCTTTAGAGATCCATTTAAGCTCGTCCCTGTAAATGACATCGCTGAAATAGCAGATAAGTTTACACGTAATGAGATTATGACCTCTAATGAAATCAGACAGATTGTCGGAATGAAACCATCCGATGATCCTAAGGCTGATCAGTTGATAAACAGCAACATAAGTCAGCCGACAGAAGAGAATTCAGAATCTTCTGATAATCCATTACTTGAAGAAGGAGGAAATATTCAAAATGGATAATTTTGATTTTAGTGGATGGGCCACTAGAAATGATTTGTTGTGTGCAGATGGCAGAACCATTAAGAAAGATGCGTTCAAAGATAACGACGGACAAACAGTACCACTCGTTTATAACCACCAGCACAATGATGTAAACAATGTTCTTGGTCATGCTCTGCTTGAGAACCGTGATGAAGGAGTATACGCATATTGCTCTTTTAATAATACAGAATCAGGACAGGCAGCAAAAGAACTTGTTCAGCACGGCGATGTAGCGTCACTATCCATCTACGCAAACAAGCTTAAACAGGTAGGCGGCGATGTTGTTCATGGCGTGATTCGTGAACTTAGCCTTGTGCTGGCTGGAGCTAACCCTGGTGCATACATAGACGCGGTTATGGCTCATAGCGAGGATGGATCTGAAGAGGCTATCGAATCGCTGGAAGCAAGCTGGAATGAGAATATTATGATCCATTCCGCCGATTCCAAAAAGGAGGAAAAAGAAATGGCAGATGAGTCAGAGAAGAAGGAGCCTAAGTCTGAGGAAAAGCCATCAGAAGATGGAAAGAAAGAGACCATTGGCGACGTTCTTAAGACACTCAACGAAAAGCAGATGACTGCGGTCGAGGCAGTGGTCGGAAAGATTCTCGAAGACAACGAGAAGTCCGATGAAAAACCCACCAACAATGAAGGAGGAAAAGACGAAATGAAACACAACGTATTTGACAAGGAAGATACTAATAAGAGCGGCGTACTCAGCCATGCTGATCAGGAAAGCATCGTAGCAATGGCTAAGACCTCTCAGGTAGGTACATTCCAGACGGCACTTGAAATTTATGCACAGGATAATAAGCTTCAGCATGATGCTGTAAGCAGCGGCTTTGTACAGACGGGCGAAGGCAACGTAACAACTCTCTTCCCTGAGTATCAGGATGTAAGACCTGGAGCTCCAGAGCTCCTTACAAATGACCAGGGCTGGATTTCTGTTGTTATGAGCAAGGTACATAAGAGCCCAATATCAAGAATCAGAACTGGCCAGGTTGATATCAGAAAGATCGATGAGCTCAGAGCAAAGGGTTATAAGAAGGGTAAGCAGAAGGCTCTCACAGGCAACTTCAAGCTTGTAAGAAGAACAACTGATCCACAGACAATCTATGTAAAGAATGCTCTTCACAGAGATGACATTATCGACATCACAGATTTCGACTATGTACAGTATCTTTACAACATCGACAAGATGATGCTCAACGAGGAACTCGCAACAGCAATGATGCTCGGCGATAGTCGTGATGATGGTGCTGATGATATTGCCCCAGACAAGATCAGACCTATCTGGACAGATGATGATCTGTATACAATTCACGTTGATCTCGATATCAATAAGGCTAAGACAGAGCTCCAGGGTACAGGCACTGGCGTAAGCTTCGGCGAGAACTACATCTATGCAGAGGCTCTCATCAACACGGTTCTTTATGCAAGAGAAAACTACAAGGGTAGCGGCACACCGGACTTCTTTATGACTCCGCATATGCTGAATGTTATGCTTCTTGCTCGCGATATGAACGGTAGAAGAATCTACTCTTCTAAGGCAGAACTCGCTTCAGCACTTAACGTAGGTAACATCTATACAGCTGAGCAGTTCGAGGGCAAGACAAGAACAACATCTGATGCTAAGAAGAAGAAACTCCTTGGCATTATCGTAAACCTTGCGGACTATTCTCTCGGTGCTACAAAGGGCGGCGAAGTAACACACTTCACACAGTTTGATATCGATTTCAACCAGGAGAAGTCCCTGCTCGAGACAAGATGTTCTGGTGCACTTACAAGAGTTTACTCTGCTATCGCTATCGAAGAGCCAGTAGCTGAAGCTACATCTGAAACCACAGAAGATCCGTCAGCTAAGGGCTAATAAAATTCAAAATGGAGGTTAATCATGGCTAAGTGGTTCGGAAAAATTGGATATGCTGTAACGTCCGAAACTAGACCTGGCATATGGGAAGAAGTCATTGTCGAGCGTAACTATTACGGCGATATGACTCGAAATAGTAGAAGACTCCAAGCAGCGAGTCAGGTTAATGATGATATTAATATCAATAATGAACTTAGTATTATCTCTGATCCATACGCCATGAATAGTTTCCATGCTATGCGTTATGCAGAATTTATGGGTACTAAATGGAAGATTACTAATGTGGAAGTTCAGTACCCTAGATTAATACTGAGTCTGGGAGGTTTGTACAATGGAGAGTAGACTTAAACTACAGACCGAGCTTGAAAGAATACTCGGGTCAAAGAATGTGTATTTTCAACCTCCCGAATCAGTAAAAATCAAATACCCAGCGATAGTTTACTCGTTGGATAACATCAATACTAACTTTGCTAATAATTCGATTTATAAGAAGTCGGATTGTTATAACGTAACACTGATTGATAAAGATCCGGAAAGCCCGTACGCTGACATAATATTGAACATGCCTATGTGTAGCTTTGACAGGGCATATGCTTCCGATAATCTTAATCATTTTGTGTTCACACTATACTATTAAAAAGGAGGGCAAAACCATGCCTAGTAAGAAACTTGTTTGGGACCAGACCAGTGAGCGTCTGTATGAGACTGGTGTAAAGATGGGTGTACTTTATCCTCAGGATGAAGCGGGTGCATACCCTAAGGGTGTTGCATGGAACGGTCTTACTGCCGTTACTGAAAGTCCATCTGGAGCAGAAGCAACTGCACTTTATGCCGATGATATTAAGTATCTCAACCTTATGTCTGCTGAGGAATTTGCAGCTACAGTTGAGGCTTATACATATCCTGATGAATTTGCAGAGTGTGATGGCTCAGCATCAATTGCTAAGGGTGTGTCAATTGGTCAGCAGAAGCGTAAGGCATTCGGCCTTTGTTACCGTACAATTCTCGGTAACGATGTTGCTGGAAATGACTATGGTTATAAGATTCATATCATCTATGGTGCTATGGCAGCTCCATCAGAAAAAGAGTATGCATCCGTTAACGATAGCCCAGAGGCAATTACACTCTCTTGGGAACTTTCAACAACACCAGTGTCTGTCAACGGCTTCAAGCCAACTGCATCAATCGTTATCGATTCTACGAAGGTTGACGCTGAAAAGCTTACTGCTCTTGAGGCTATTCTCTATGGTAGCGAAACTGCAGATGCTCGTCTCCCACTCCCTGACGAGATTGCAACACTTATGGCTGCATCATAAGCCAAATATTTTTAATCGTAGTAAAGTCGTATTCAGTTAGGCTGGCGACTTTATTTTTTTTTATTTGAAAGGAGAAATTTTTATGCTTAAGAAAACTATTACTTATACCGACTACAACGGTGTTGAAAGAACAGAAGACTTTTACTTCTATCTCTCAAAAGCTGATCTCATGGAGATGGAAATGGGTACAACCGGCGGCTTCGCAGAGA